AGCGGGGTAGAAGTCCTAACTCGATGGCGCGAGCGATGGCGAACGCGCAGCGACGCTTGCAGAATTGAGATAGGTACTGATGCCGGTCAGTGATTGAGCGGTTTGCCATCTCGAGCATGATCCGAGCGGATGCACCGCCAAGTTTGCTCATGTCCCAACCGAGTTCTGGGGGCCATCCCATTGCTAGAAGGGCGTCGCGGATAATGCGCTCTTGCAAGCGATCCTGTGCTTCTGAGGGGAAATTAGTCTCGAACGCCTTGATGCTTTCACCGGCGTTGGCCCGCATGTATTGCACCATGCCGCCTTGCATCTGCTCCATGCGGATGTTGTTTGACTGATTAAACGACCCGTTGTCGGCCAGCGCGTAAGCAGGGTCGGCAGGATCAGCCATGCCTTGCTCGTTGTTGACGATGAAAGTTAGCTTTGCGTGAGAGTTTGCAGCAAAACGGATGTCATCTCCCAGTTCTTTTAGCGAGCGGAGGCCCATGATTGCAGGCGCAAGGCCACTGATCCCGCGTACTTGGCCGATCTCGCGGTGGTCCCGAGTAAGCATAGCGCTCTGAGCCGATACAATACGGTCCTGCTCCATTGTCTCGCCCAGGATACGATACGCAATTGCGCGGCCTGCGCTGTTTAGAATTACGCCGTTATCTTCGCGGTAGCCGGCAAACGCACCCTCTTTAATGACAAGCGGAATTGTAGAATCACGCGACCCGATTTGATGCCAAGGGACAATTTGAAGTTGCGGGAATCCGTTCTCCGACGTGGTAAGAATCGTTAGAGCGTCACCGTCACGGTCAATGGCTACGGATTCCAAGAAAAGCCCGTCCCACCAGGACATGCCGTCAACATAGCAGATTTGGAACCAATCATTCAGCCAAGTTTCAGCCAACGCGCCCCATTCTTTGTTTGCGCCTTGAAAGATCGGCTTCATCGCCTTGCCAATGGTCATCATGGCGCGGGAATCGATGGCATGATTAACCAAGCCGACATTCCAATACATCTTACGCGCCATCGAGTTAACCTGACGCCATTCGCCAAGCGGAACCTCTTTCGTAAAACTCTGAAGATGTTGCTGGTAAAATGGTTGCGTGCCCCATGCGCCACCCTCAATCAGACGTTGGCGACGATAAACCTGATATTCTGAAGAAACCTTCGGAACGTCGGACTTGAAAAAGGATTTGAGTTTAGAAACCAGACTCATACAAATCGAATCGAGGTGCGCGTGATCGGCTGGCAAATGCCCGCCTCTTTAAGATCGATTGCCTGTTGCACGATGGTCAGCACCTCGGATGCGGTCATTCCGTTGGCAAATGTAAAACTGGACCCATTAACAGTTGACGCGGCAAGATAGCCACCTTGTCCCGCCATAACCTTATCCAAATTAGCGTCTCGCATGGCGCGCAATTCGGCAAGGTCTCTCGATAAGAGAGCGCGGACTAGGTATTTTGGACTCACACTCTAAAGCAAAAAAGGCAGCGCCTTCCGTTGGGAACACGTCTGCCAGCACTGAGACTGCCACCGTCGCGGTGATTTGTCAATGGTCCTTGAGTAGTCCCAGCATCAGCGCGGCGGCTGTCGTCATGGCCTCGGTGTCCCACATGTGATTATTTTTGTGAATGCGGACGTATCGAAGCGTGATTGCTTTGGTAACCTTGTCCACCATTTCCTTTTTCACCTCAGAGTTGATCTGCTTCAGGTACTCTGGCGGCACGTCCTTCGGATATTCCCACACCGGCGAACCTTGTGCCCGAAGCTGTGAAAGTCGGTCCTTCACTCCTTCGTTTGCCCAAAATATGTAACGCGCTTGGCCTCCCATTGGAGCCTCAGCTTCTTTGACTGGCGAATAAAACTTTTGCACTGTTTTGCCGTTGTAAATGTGAGTAAACCCATCTCTCCCAGAACCATGAAGCGCGGTCCAATTAAACCGAACACAGTCGTTATAAGACAGCCCCGTGTCGTATTGAGCATCAATAAACGTCAGCTTGTCCCGCACCTTCATCCGTTGCTGTAAAGCTCTTAAGTTTTCGGACGTGAGCACCTTTCCAGCCCAGAGTAAACGGCTTGAGCCATCGATCCTAAACGCCCGGATGGTTGACCAAAAATGGTCCCGCTGGCGATCAATTGCCATAAGGCGCTTCACTTCGTTGTCTATCGGTTGTCCGTCAAGGTGATCGGCTAGGTAATAATCTCCGGCAGTCAAATTCATCTCAGGCGTTTCCTGCTCAGCCCTCCACGATTGCGCCAAACGCTTTTGAACAAACTGCCGCAGCGGGTCGGTCATCCCGCGATGCTTGGACTCCTGAGCCTTGAGCCACTCGATAACCAAATCGGCCCATGGAATCCACCACACTGCCAGCGCGGACCAGGTAAACGATGTGTTGCCCGAGATCGGTTGATTGCCGTCCTGCACCTCATAGCGGCCACGGTTAGACAAACTGCGGCGGCCCTGCGCGGTGTCTAGTGTTACATGGTCACAGTGCGGACACTGATGGCGGACGCTTGCAGCTAACTTCTGCCAATCCCATTCGCCAGCTTCGGTTTTTGCCTCGTCGTAGCGGATCGAGGTCCACATGTACTTATGCCATACCCCGCAGGATTCGCACTCAGTTCCCCACTCGCGAATCGTTCCCGACTGAAACTCCAGATCGAAATCCTCGCCGGCGTTTCCTGCCTGAGAACAAAGGATGGTTTTCCTGTTCCATCGGTCGTGATGCCGTTTCTTCAACTCCCCGATCATCCCAGCGTCCCAGCGCCAGCATTCGTCGCCGTAGCAGTAGCGCATGGACTTTTCTTGAAGGCTGGAAAGGTTTGCCCCGCTCAGGAACATTGCCATATGCGGAAACAGGATGCTCGTTTTTCGCTTCAGATGCCGATCACTTGGAAAGAGTTTTGCAACCGGCGGACACGCCTCGAGAATCGGAATCAATCTGGACTCAGCCCATTCTTTGGTGGTCTCATCGGTTTGCCCCACTACCAGCATCGGCCCAGGCTGCTGTGCTATAATCCAAGGGACGATCAGTTCCAAAAGTGTGGTTTTACCTCCGCCGGTCGGAGCCTTGACGACAATTTGCTTCACCCTGTCATCCGTCACCGATCGGACAATGTCATTAAGCCACGGCGCGTTTTCAGGTGAAAACCGTGTACTGCGTGCCGAGTGCGGCAGCCTGACGTTGGATGACAGCCAATCCAACGGATCTCCGCGAAACAGGCGTGTGATGCCTGCAATGATGCCTTCAAAGAGTGGATTCATTGAGCTTTTTTTGAACCGATTCCAGCAGCAAGTCGGCCCGTGCTTCTAGCATCTGCCTTGCGGTTGCCTCGTCAACGCCGGCCACCTGTCCGCAAAGGTCATTAACTGCGGCTGCCAGCTCGGCGGATAGCAGCGCGCCAATCGCCACACCAGCCTCGCGCACCTCGACTCGGTTGATGAGTTCGCCGCGTTCCCTGGCGACAATGAGATCCAATCTCTCAATCTCGCGAAGTGTTTTTTGTAGCTTGGCGCTGGCAAAGTCCGTCGGTTTGGATTTAAGCGCCGCATACCACTCTTTGGCTGCCTCTACCGAATGCGTCGGCATGCCTTGTTTAACCAGTAGGGACGCAGATTGGTGACTGATTCCCAACGCTTTTCCTAACTCAACTCGTCCAACTGGGTCGGCAGTTTTTGCCGCACTAGGCAATTTTTGCAGGCTGGATTTTTTAGGACGACTCATAAGTTTATGTAACGCGACAAAGGGACTCCGATCAAACTCCAGCCCTAGGAGACTCCTTACTGGGGGTGGTTTTAGCCAGTTCGGACGCGGCTCGGTCCCTCCAGTTTGCCAGCGTATTGTTTGCCACGCCCTCCCGCAGCGCTAGATCCTCTAGTGTGATTCCTCCAGCAATGTCCGGGCGTCCGATAGCGTAAGCCAGCCCCAGCGCCCGCAGTCGGGTTTTGTCGTCGTCCAGTAGGTAGGTAAGTAGTCTAACGATCGCATCGCTAACTGCCTCGGCTCGTGCCTCACCAGATGCGGCCTCATGCCAGACCATCACGGCCTCGGCTTGCGGTCGCGATATGTTTACTAGGTCTAGGAGATCTTCGATCATTCCTCTGTACGTTGCCCGAGCTTTTTGAGTTTGTCTCGCAATTTCTCAATTTGCGCCTCCATTTCTGGAATCAGCACCTCGCAAAGAACACACGGCCAGCGTGATGCGTAATCGTTCGCCTTGGCGTGGCTGTCCTCCAATGCGTGAAGTTTATGCAGCAGTTGGTCAATCTCGCTCATCGGTCATTAATTGTTTCAAATTTTTACAGTTAAAGCACGGCTCCGCATCAGGCCGGCGACATTTGCAAGCGCACCAATAAGCGGTTAGGATATCGTGCGCCCGTCTAAGCCTGCGCCTGACAGCGTCGGCGACGCAATGTCCACATTCGGTTTCGAGTGGGACAAAATGTTCACAGGTGGTTCTCATGTTTAAATTCTCGTTGCACTAGTTTCCTCATACGGCACCCCCAACTGGCGTGCCACAATTAATCGAGCCTCACAAGGAGATTCAGCCATTACTACCCATT